CCTCGATGTCGGTCCGCTTGGCGGAGAGGGTGAGCTCCCATTCCTTGTTCATGATGCTGTAGTTCGAGAGCGCGAGGTTCTGGATCACGCGGTCGCCGAGCCACTCGCGCATTTTCGGGAACGCGCCGAGCCAGGCGTAAACCTCTTCCTTGGTCATGGACGGCACGCGCATGGCCACTCTGTTCCAGAACGTCTCGGACCCGGCAAAGGCCTCGTTGAAGATCGTCTGGAAGCTTTTGTACAGCGCGGTGAGTGTTGCCTGATTGATGATCATGGGATCCTCCGTAAAAAGAAAGTTAAAAGTATGAAGGAAGAATTAAGCAAAACCACTTCTTAATTCCTCCTTCTTAATTGCCTACTACACCGTCACGTCATGCACCCGGTACGCGACCTTGACCTTCATGGTTGTGTCCGCGCCCGCGTTGCCGGCGTACTCGCCGTCGCCCGTGTTGTGCAGCACGAGCGCCTTGTTCGCCGCGCTGGCCGCCGCCACGATCGCGTCGATCTTGGGCAGTGCGCTTGTCACGGTGTCCGCGGCCGCATCGATGAAGCCCGTGGCCTCGATCGCCTGAGACACGATCGCTCCGGAGCCGTTCTCGAATTTCACGGCCAGGTTGTCCGTGGTCTCGGTCAGGACGTTCGTGCCGTAGTCGAGAAAGAGCAGGGCGGAGACAAACTCGATAACCTTGTTCGCGCCCTGGGCCACCACGAGGGTGATGGGCGTGGCGCGCAGCGCCTTGATGTTCACGTTGGTGAGGTTGATGGTCGCGTACTTGATGAGCGAGACATCCATGTCGCTGTTGCCCACGACCGCGGGACGGGGAACGACCGAGAACTCGACCCATACGCCGTCGGAGTCCACGTCGTAGATCCTGCCGGCGATGGAGCGGGTGCCGGTGCCGTCGGTCTTTGCCACGGTGGCGTCATCCACGATGTAGCAGTGGTTGCCGATATCGGCGTCCGCGATGGCGTCGCCCGCCGCGCTGTTGGCAAAGCGGAACACGCCGCGCTCGATGTTGATATTCAGCGCGCCGTCCGCGCCGGTGTTGTCCACCTGCTCGGACGCGCGGCCCAGGCCGATGCAGCCGGTGGCCGCGGCGCCCGGAGTGGCGTAGCCCGTGGCGCTTCGCATGACGAGCGAGCCCGCATAGATTTTCTTGGCGGTCGCCACGCCCAGGTTCAGGAGCGCGTCGAGCCGCTGCGGGGTGTCCCTGTCCGCGGAAAGCGCGCCCGCAAACCCGATGAGCGGGAGCCCGCCGAACGCGGCCGCCGCCGGATCCACATACCCCATCATGATCAGGCAGCCGAAAAACAATACGGCCAGCCCGATCAACCCATAATTGAACAGCCTCTTTCTTTTTGTCTTGCTCATTGAAGCCTCCTTGTAAAAGTCAATTGAGAAGGAGAAATTAAGAAAGCTCTCAATTCTCCCTTTTTTACTTCCGCCTTGTTTCCCTATGCCTTCTTCGCGTGGTGAGTCTTCCAGCTCTCGTCCGTGATGCCGAGCAGCCGGTTCATGGCGAGCTGTGACTCGTCGAGCTTGCCGCCGTCCGCGGCGTCCTCTCCCACGACCTTGTTGAACCGCACGATCACGGGCGCCTTGGCGAGGTATATCTTGAAGCTCTCCGCGTCCTTGCGCGCGTTGTTCAGCGCCCACTCCTTCATGGCCGGGGAAATCTTGCCCAGGGCCATGCCCATCTCTACGAGCTCGTCCGCGTTCCGCTTGGTGATGTCGGAGGTAAGCGTGTTCACCTGCGTGGTCAGCTGGTCGATGTTTTGGTGGGCCTGGCGCATGGCGTGGATCGTGCCGACCACCTCGCTCTCTCCCGCGTCTGCCTTCACGCCCAGGGCATCCAGCACGTTCTTGTTCGCCACGATCTGGTTACCTGCCTTCAGGTTGTTGATCGTGACCACGATCTCGGCCTCCCCCGCGGTCTCGGCCACGCCGAGCGCGCCGAGCACTGCCTTGTTCGCCACGATCGCCTTGGCCGCATTGAGCGCGTCCCTCATACTGTTCACCGCCGTCATGGCGGCTGCTTCCGTCGCGTCCTCAGGAAGCCCGAGCAGCTTCAGCAGCTCTTTCCACATATTCATTTCCTCCTTCGCCGTCTGTGCGGCAGATTGAATGCTCTGTTTATTCACGAGCGGCACCATGCCGTCGATGTTGGGCATGTTGGTGAGGCCCGCGCCCAGGATGTCCAGGACCTTTTTGTCGGACTTGCGCATCAGGGTGACGGGCGAGAGATACCGGTACTCCTTGTTCGCGATCATGCGCCGGGCCTTCTCGGTCCACTCGACCACGGCCCAGATCCCGTCCCTGCCGCGGTTGACGAGCTCCTTGATCCAGCCGGCGGCCGGGGCCTCGATCGGCGGCGTGGAAAAGGTCTGGTGCTCGAAGTCGATCACCTCGTCGTTCTTCCGCGCGGCGGCCGCGGACATGATGGCGGCGAGGCTCTCGTCGTCCACCACGATCAGCCCGTACTTGGGCGTGTCGTGGTTGCCGTAGGGGATGAGCTGTATCTCCGTGGGCACGACGCCGTTCAGGTCGTGCAGCGCGAACATGACGCGGTCCGCGTCCGGCTTTCCGTCGTTTGCCAGCAGTATCAGGTCGGTTTTTCGCATGTGTCGGTTATAAACTCCTTTCAGCAAGAAATCTTTTGAGGCGATGCAACAAAACCCAGGGCCGCCACGAAGGCGCGAAGACACGAAGAAAACCGGGTCACCAGCCTTTTGCTTTCAGATATCCGCCCATGCCGGATTCAAACTCCTTTTGCACGTCGGTCTCCTCGCGGGCCGTCTCCATAAAGGGCTGCGGCTTCTGGCCCCTGGTGCTTTTCCGATAGCCGATGCCGGGTATCTTGAGCGCCCTGGCGGTTTTCGGAACTATTTTCTGTTTGCGCGGCCCATAGAGCCCGGTCCCGTCGTGCACGAATACGGCATGGTCCGCCGTGGCCCGGAGCTCTCCGCGCTTGCCGTCCGCGGAGACATCGCTCGTGATGGAGTTCACGAGGTTGCTGGTGCGTACCGGCGTTTCCTTCACGGCCCTGGCCTCGATCACCTCAACCGTTCTGGTCATCCCGGCCCTGATGCCGCCGGAAAAGTCCTCGCCCAGGCGTTTCATCATTTCCTCTACGTTTTTGGTCATGGTGATTGTGGCTTTCATAAACAGTCCGCAGGCTGAAGCCTGCGCCTACCTTTTTGTTTTTATGATGAACCTGCCGTGGCAGTTCGGATGATACGGCGGAAGCGCCCCGCTCTTTTGGAGCGTTGCGAGGTTGTCGAGCGTGGCCTTGTTCTGCGCCTCCTGGAGATAGGAGAGATATTCCTCCGGCGTCTTTGACGTGAGGTCCTCCATCAGGCCGTAGGCCGTGTCCACGTCGATCACCCTGCCGTTCATGGCCATGCAGAACGGGCACTGCTCCGTGGGCTCGTATATCTCGATCTGTGCGATGCCCGCGTCCGCGACCTTGTTGATGTGCGCGAAGTTCCGTATCCGCTGTACCGACGTGTCCGCGATCCTCTGGGCCTGATACGTGGAGGTGTCGCCGAGCTGCTGCGACAGGAGATTCTGAAATTCCTCGGTCACCGCGAGATCTCCCCGGCCGAACAAGCCCTGGCCGCCTTTGAGATACTGCTCCTCCAAAAACTTCGAGACCGCTGCCTGGGCGTCCGGGTTGTCGAGCCCTTTGGCGTAGAACATGCTGTCCACCGACGAGAGAAAGCCCACGGCCCGGCTGTCCGCCCCGCCGAACGCGGTCGTAACCCCGGCGAGCGGCAGTGAGTTTTTGTAGTAGCGGTACATATCGTTGACCGCGTCGTTCACCGCGGTCTTGTCCATGTTCTTGTACGCGGCGCCGAGGAGCTCCTGGATTTTTGCCACAAACTCCGGAGAGGACGGCGGCTCGGCCTGCGATGCGAGCCAGGCCTCTATTTCCGCGAGCGCCTTTTCGTTCGCGCCCTTGAGCGCGGGGGAGAGGCGCTTCATGTATTCCGAGACCCACGCCGCGTCGGCGCCTTCGAGGGCGTTCAGCATGAGTTGAAAGTCGGGATGAAATTTTACTTCTGCCTTGTTTTTAAGCCGCGCTTCCGTCGCCGCCGCAGTAGGCCCTCCACTTGCGGGAGGGGAGGGGGAAGCCTCAGCCGGATTCTCCACCGGCGTCGTCTTTGTTCCGGGCTTGCCAGCGCTGCCCATGAGTTGTTCAGCCTGCTCCGGCGTGAGGTTAAACAACACCTTGAGCTGGCCTATTCCGGCGTCCCGCGGGATTTTTCCTTCGGCCACTGCCGTGACGATCGCCGTCGCCGCCGTTATCTGCGCGCCGTTCAGCACTGACGCCTGCGTGGTCTGTAATTTTTTCGCCGTACCATCAGCACCCACCGGGGGTTGTCCTTCTTCCGTAGCCGTAGCCCCCGCGTCCGTCGTCCCTCGTCCGTCGCCAGTCGGGAATCCCCCGAACGGACTCACCGGCTGCTGCGGATGGATGGTCTCTTCTCCGTCCTTCGGCTGCGGGATCCCGAACCGCTCGTAGACGTGCGATTTCGGGATGCCGTCGAAATTCATGGTCGAGACCAACGCCCCGTAGGTTTCGGCCACGGACTTCAGGTCCTCGTCCTCTTCCGCATGGATTTTTACTTTCGGGATTGCCTTGTCCGGGCCGTAATTGAACGCGACCCATGGACCGAGGATCTGGAGCCTGATCGTCCGCTCGAGCGCCTTGGCGTCGGCTTCGAGCAGATCCTGCCGTATATCGCCTGACTGGTTCTCGTTCCCGAGCTTGCCGGGAGTGGACTCGGCGGACGCCGAATGACCGAGCACGGCCTTGGACATTCCCTTGTCGCAGAACTCAGCCAGCTCTTTGAACCCGCCGGCGTTCGTTCTGGTCGCGGCTTCGAGCAGCTCGATCACCGTGGAGTCGCTGATCACGGCGGCCGCGTCCACACCGAGGTTGAACACCGCCTGCTTGAGCGCCTCGATGTCGGCCGGGCTTGCGCCCGCCTTGTACTTGCCCACGCGCATCGGCACGGAGAACAGGTCGTTAAAGACGAGCCAGTCCTTGATGTCGTAGTTTTTGAACAGGTACATGTACGCGCACGGCCGCATGATGCCTCCGCGCGAGGTCGCGCCGGATCTGGCCCGGTGGCGGAAGAACACGAACTTGTTCGGGAGGAGATCCTCGCCCCAGACCGGCGCCTCGTCGGTCAGGAGCCGCGGGACATTCAATAGAGGTTGAAATCCCGTCGTCCCTCGCCCCTCGTCCCTCGTCCCTCCGGCATTGATTTGACCCGTGAACGTGAATCGCTTCTGGTGCACCCAGTCTATGGACTTGATCCAGACCTGGCCCTCGGACATCTCGAACATGAGCTCGCCCACGGCAAAGCCCTTGCCCACGCCGTCCATGATATCGAGCAGCCCGCCGTCCAGGTCCTCGATGTAGTCCAGCATCTCGGCGGCGCGCGTGGCAATCTCTTTGTCCTCCGCGGAATCGGAAGCGGGAAGGATCTCACGCTCGAGTCCCAAGACCGCGAGCTTTCGTTTTTGCAGCTCCGCGCCGAGGTGGCAGTCCTTTTCCTCCATCTCCTCGAACAGCTCCGCCTGGCGCATCACGTACCCCTGGTCCGCTTCCTTTAGGATCGTGGCGAGCCGCTCCGGGGTGAGGCCCTGGGAGGGGTAGGAAGAATACCGGTCCCGGACGGTCTGGACCGCGACCTGTTCCAAAATAGGTTTGTTGCTCTTGATCTCGCGTCCGTATTGGTCGAGTAGGCTCATTTTTTTCACCGTAAATCAAAAAGCGAATATTTGGGATAGCCCCCGCCGATTACATGGCCCGATTTGGTGTTATAACAGGGGGCAGCGAGGCCTGCGGGGAAATCAGGCCCGCAAGCGCGGCCGACGCACCGGCACTGCCCCCGCATGCGCCCCTGAGGGCGCGTGCGGCATTATCTCATCAAAATCAACTCGTCTTTGATTTTGCGTTATCACCACGCACCTTTTTGTTTTCCCATGCCGGACGCCCGTGAGGAAACGGTCTGGTACTCGACCGGTCCCCAGGCGACCTTCTCCACCGCATATACGCCGAGCATCCCGGCGACCGCGGCGTCGCCGTGGCGCTTGCCTCCGGTCTGGCCCGGACGGCGCGCGTCGGAAATCAGGGGCACGCCCTTCTCCATGCGCACGGCCCGGTGGTCTTCCAAAATGTCGGCGTCCGCGGGAAGCTCAATGGTTTTGTCCTCGAAGCGGACGCGATACTTCGGCATGGCGTCGCGGTAGGTCTCGCGTGTGAGCATGACCTCGAGGATGCGGTCCGCGCCGTAGCGCTGCATCGCGACCTCGGCGAGATACTGGCCGTTGCCCCGGGCATCCATGGCGCCGCCGTGAAAATTCGGCAGGCGGTCGCAGATGAAAAAAAGAATCTGTTCCTGCTGCCGGAACGGGACATTTGAAAGCTCGACCGAGAACGGCGCGCGGAGCGTGAGGTTCTGCTTTTGCGCGAGCGGCAGGATCACGGTCAGGTCCAGGTCCCGGGCGAAGTCTTCGCCGAACCAGTGATTTTGTTTTTTGTCCAGGCCGGGCAGGAGAGGGGCAATCTCCGCATCGATCCAGTCCTGACAATCCTTTGCGCGCACGTCGTCGGGGAGTTGCTCGAAGCCCTGCTTGCAGGTCCAGCGCAGGACGGGGATGTCCTTTTTCATGCAGCTCTCGACGAGCACTGACGAGAAGTAAATGCCGCTGCCCTTGCTCGGAATACAGAAGAGTTCCTCGTCCGCGTGGTCGCCGTAATTTTTTATCAGGTCGTCGCGCCAGGCCTTTTCCGCTTCCTCGGACCAGTCCAGGCCCAGGCGCAGGCAGATGCGCTTGTACAGTCCGTCCGCGAGCGCGTCGTCCAGGGTCACGCGGTGGAGACTGTACGCGAAGCGGCCCTTGCGAATATCGTTGATCAGCGCGTTGAACGGATTGTCCTCTCCGTTGTGCGTGCTGATGATGCGCACCTTGCCGCCCCACATGAGCAGCGCCATCGCCGCCTTGATCAGTCCGTCGAGGTCGTCGTGGAACGCGGCCTCATCGATCACCACGATGCCCTGCTTGCCGCGCAGATTCGACGGCCTCGATGAGAGCGCCAGAATTTTAAAGCCCGAGGCATAGTCGATTCGAAAAGCGTGGATCTCTTTGTCTCCGTCCTCGTCTTTAAATAGGAATTCCGCCACCTGGGAGGCGGCGTGGTGGTAGTACCGAGACCACTCGGCGCAAGCGTCGATGAATTCCCGCGCCATGTCTTTGTTGTAGCCGATATAGAATACATCCTGTCCGTCGGCCTCGGAGGCGGTCAGCGCGTCGTCAGCGGCCTCGGCCCAGGTGAAGCCGGTGCGGCGGGACTTCTCCGCGTTCTTGACCGCGGACTTGTCCGCGATCCAGCGCCGCTGATAGCCGAGCAGCACACCGTCGTTCGTCTGTTTTTTCAGGTCGTCGATCGTGATCATTTCCCGATACCCAGAATTTGTTCCCGTATCTGCTGCGCGGTCTCTTTGGACAGCCCGCCCTTTTTGGCGAGCGTCTCTACGTCGTCCGCCGTCCGGGCGATGACCTTTTTCCGGTCGATCTCCGTGATGGCTTTGACGAGGTTGGTGTAGGCATATATGGCCTGGTTGTCGATCTGTGGCGCGATGGTGGTGAAGTAAACATCGTAGCGCTCTTTCTGCGTTACGAGGTCGGCAAGGAATTTAATCTGGAGATTTTCGGTAGCGCTCGTCGCGCGCTGCGCCTCCGCCTCCGCCCGCGCCGCGCGCTCCTTCCAGTTGAACTTCTCCGTCCACTCATAGATGGTCTGGCGCGAGACGGTGAAGTCGTGCTTCGAGTTCAGCGTCCGCACGGTCTCTTCCGGAGATTGGCCGCACTCACGCCAGACCGTGTAGGCCAGTTCCAGATTTTCGCGTATGAGACTCTTTCCCTTCATAAGGTCAAAACCCTTTTTGCCGCAAGAGAGCACAAAGAGACTCAAAGAACTTCTCTGCGCCCTCTGCGTTCTTTCGCGGCTAAGAAAGTTCTTTCTCGATTTTTTTGATCGTTCCGAGATTCCGTATCTTCTCGCCCTTGAGCGAGATCAGATCCGCCATCAGGCTGGCCGCGGCCTCCACGTCCAGGTCCTCGATCTTTTCGCTGATGCCGCCGAGGGTGAGCGTCTTTTTGATGTCCCGGAGCAGGGCGTCGCACCGGATGTCGATGGCGTAGTTCTCGCGCTCCAGCTTTACCTTTTCCCCGCGCAGTTCAAGGCTGCTCATGACGCCTCTCTTTCATGTGGTTCAACAGCCCCGGGTCTTTCGACACCGGGCACCACCAGTTGTTTTTCACGTAATCCACGAGGGTCTGCTGCGTGCCGGTAGAGACGGCGATCAGGTCGAGCAGCTTGTCGTTGGTCTCCCGGTAGGCGATGACGTGGCGCTCGTAGTCCTTGACGAGCTGCACGTTGTCCTTATACATGTTCACGACCTGCTCGAAGCGCTGGTCCTGCCGGTCGAACACGGACTGCATGCGGTCGTCCTGCTTCGCCGCGATCTTGATGACGAGCTTCGGCAGCCGCCAGACGACCCACACCACCGCGGCCATGGGGCCGAGGATGAGCAGCACAAGGGTGAGCAGCACCGGCGTGGTGCCGAGATACGATATGACCTGCGCGATGATTTGAGTGGTCGTCTCCGGCATCATGTTTTTTCTTTCCCCTTCCAGAATGCGCTCTCGCCGCCTTCGGACACGGCGAGGTAGTAGGTCATGGCCCGGTAGCTGCGGGCCTCTCGGATCACGGGCCAGGACTTTGCGTTGATGATCGCCAGCGCGTTCATCAAAAACAGGATGTCCGCGACGACCTTGTCCTCATCCGTTTTCCCGAGGGCGTAGCACACATCGTGTATCGCGCAGGAGGATTTTACGTTCAGGCCAAGCATGGTGTCCGGCACGGCGTAGTCGCCGAATTTTCCCGGACCGCAGCCGAGGTCCTTTTCCCATCCCGCGAGGCCCCAAAATTCCTCTGGCGCGAACAGCAGCACGCCGTCGAGCACGTGCGCAATAAATACATACGAGCCGAGCCGGAAGGCCTCGCCGGGCTCAACGTCGAAGTAGCTGTCGATCAACTCTTTCAATAGGGGTCTCCTTGTCCGCCAATCCCTCGCCCTCCAGGGAGAGGGCAATGGGTGAGGGTGGTTATTTCGGCAGCTCTCCGCCCGTCCCATCAAATGCAGTAGCCTCTCCCCCCGTGGGAGAGGTTGGTGAGGGGGCGATCGGCCCCGCCGCCATGATCCTGCCGTGTATCCCGTGCACCGCTCCGCCGGAGATCAGCATCCCGGCCACGGTGTTGATCAGCACCGCATACTGCGGAAACGAGGTCTCCGCGTACTTCACGAGCGCACCGCCCACGGTGAGCAGAATTCCCTGAATGGTTTTTGACATCAAAAGCGCCTTAAGATAGTTCATGATTGCCTCCTGTGGGTTTGAGGGTGGAGGCGGGAGGATGGAGGTTTGAGGCTTTTGCCTCCAACCTCCAACGGGTTATCCCTTCCCTCCAACGGTTTTCATTATTTCGCCGGCGGCAACGTCGCCGTCTCTCGTATCCATCCCAAGAACGTGCGCACCTCGACGAGCTGCAGCTCCGGCTGCTTGATGCTCTTGGCCCGGAGCGAGTCCTCGATGTTTTTCCGCACCTCGGACATCAGCGCGGTCACGAGCGCCTGCTCCTCCGGCCGCATCGCGGTCCAGTCGATCTTGCCCTTGACGAACGTCTCTACGCTCTGGAGGTCCACCACGACCTTCGCATCGATCACCGCCATGGACGCCGAGGTCACGTCGATCACGTCGTCACGCCAGCCCGGATGCTCGTGCAGCACCCTGGCCGTGGCCGCCTGGGTAGAGAGCTGCATCAACAGCGCGTCGTTCTGCACGAGCCGGTTGAACGTGGCGCAGCCCGCGCTCGCGAGCGCGACCGCGATCAGCGCGATGCACAGGTACAGGGTGTAGGCCATTTTGTCTTCTTTTGCGATCTTCATGATTGCCTCCTTGATTACCTACACCCTCGCCATCAGGGAGAGGGACGGGGTGAGGGTGGGTTATACTTTTTTTGCCGCCAGCCATCTAAGCCATGCCCAGTCCGCATCCGTTCCCGCAGGGCCGTGGCTTTTGCATTCGGTGCACATCACAAATACGAGATGAAAAAACGAGTCGAGCTTGCACTTTGTTTCCCTGCGGCAGAACGGACAGTATGCCGTCCGCGCGTCCATCTACCCCTCGTAAAACAAATGGTCCTTGATTCTGGCAACCAGCCTCAGCTTGTTCTTCCACGCGGGCGCGACCGCGCTGGTGTGATAGTGCGTCGCGGCGCCGACGTTGGACCGGAGCGCGGGGGCGTTCTTGGATTCGGGCCAAGGCTCGAGCATCCCCTTGGCGACCCACCAGCAGGCGCGAAGGTCCGGGTCCTTCCACATCGCGTTGATAAAATCCTCGGCGATCGCGATCATGCGCACGCGCTGCGGGTCGTCCTCGTTCAGGCAGGAGAACTGCTTCGGTTTCAGGATCACGCTCTTGATATCGGAGCCCCACCATCCGGGACGCGAGGCGCGGTTTAGGATCACGGACCCCACCGCCTGCATTCCTTCCAGGCCTTGGTTCCGCGCCTCCGCCCAGATGCAGAGCGCCATCAAATAGGTATCGGTAAGTGACTTGAAAACGG